CTACTTGGCCCACCTGGCACTGCCAATGCGCGTGACGTTCTCACCCGACTGCTTGGCAAATTCATGCGGCGTCACATGGTCCTCGCGGTTTGCCTCCAGAAACCGGCTCCACCAAGTCATGATCATCCGACGCTCCTCAAGGAACTCGGCCTTGTGGATATACGCGGCGCGCACATTGTTGCGCTCCTTATGGCTCATCTGGCGCTCGATGGCCGTCTCCGACCACAAGCCGGACTCGATCAACGCACTGCACGCCATGGAGCGGAACCCGTGGCCGCAGATGTCTACCTTGGTGTCGTAGCCCATCGTCCTCAAGGCAGCGTTCACCGTGTTCTCGGACATCGGTTTCCATGGTTTGGCGTCTCCGGCAAACACTAGGTCGAATTTGCCGGTGATCTTGTGGATCTGCTCCAGCAAGGTCACCGCTTGCGGGGATAAGGGTACAAGGTGAATGTCTCCTGCCATTTTTGTACCCCGTGTGGAAAAGGGTACGCCGTCCAGCGCTGGGCGGGTGTCGGGGATCTCCCAGATACCGCGCTTGAGGTCAAATTCATTCCAGCGAGCGAAGCGCAATTCGCTGGAGCGCACGAACACGTGCAAGGAGAGCATCACCGTCAACCGCGTTAGGGCCCTGCCGCGATAGGTGTCTATGAGTTCCAGCAGTTCTGGCAGGCGAGCCAGTGGCAGTGCTGGCCTATGTTTTACGCGGGGGGCCTTTATTGAGCCTTCGAGATCGTGCGCCGGGTTCTGGGTGATCAGCCGGAGCCGTTTGGCTTCCCGCATGATGCTCTGGAGGTAGTTTTGTACCCTTAAGGCAACGTCGATCGTGCCGCGCTTCTTGATTGCCTCAAGCGGCGTCATCAGGTCGTGGGTATCCAGATCGACGATGGCTCGGGCGCCAATCAAGGGAAAGACGTGAGTCTTGAGTCGTCTCAGCACGGTTTTGGAGTGGCCGGGCGCCCACTTGGCAGACATTTCCCTGTGCCAGTCCAACGCTACGTCTTCGAATGTTCGGCCGTTAATAGCAGCCGTAGTCTTGGCGTCTCGCTTTGACTCAATGGGATCAACGCCATTCGCCAGCTGCCTTTTCGCCTCAAGCCGTTTCCGTCGTGCATCGGCGAGGGTTATCACCGGGTAGTTGCCGAAAGAGGTCAGGCCCTCTCGCCCGTCTGGCTTCACATAGCGAAGACGCCAGCCCTTGCGGCCATTCGGTTGAACCAGGAGGTAGAGCCCGTCGCCGTCGAAGAGCTTGTAGGCGCGGTCTGTAGGCTTTGCCGAGCGGCAAGCGGTGTCGGTAAGAGGTGCGGTTGTACGCGACATAAGGGTACTCCTTATTATCGAATTGAAACCTACCCTAATCTTTACCCTTAAAAGCGCTGGCTGCCACCGGAATCCGACGGAACGCCAAAACGAAAAAACCCGCCAGAAGGCGGGTTTTTCAAGGGTTCCAGAGATTTTTAAAGCCTTCTCTGGAACCTCAAATGGTGCCGGCACCAGGAGTCGAACCCGGGACCTACTGATTACAAGAAATCTCGTCGTTGCATATAAATCATGCACTTACGCGATTCCTTGTTACGTGCAGGCAGCCGTAAGGGCCAGGTTCCATGCGGTACCTGGCGCGCTTGTTACGTGGTGTGGGAAGGGGTCAGATGACCGAGGGATCGACCGTGGGAACGCTCAGGTCGTAGATATCGAGCATGGCGGCGTCGCGGTGGCCGCTGGCTTGCTGCTTGTCGGCACGGGTGCCGGCGGTGTCGGTGATGCCCCGGCGCTTGAGGTCGTGCAGGCCGAAGCGCTGCTCGGCGGTGATGTCGCCTTCCTCGATCGCTCTCCAGATGAAACGCTGCCAGGCGGTGTCCAGGCCGCTTTTCTTCAACTGGCGGCCGTGGGCGCCGATGATCAGGAAGCGCTGCTCCGCGCTGATCGGTATCGGGATCTTCCGCTTGTTCCATACCTTGGCCCGATAGGCCTTGGCGCCGTCCCAGGCCGCGCGTAGGCGAGGTGTCCAGCGCACGATGTTGTCGCGGCTGCCCTTGCGCCGGTTGGTGATGATCCCCTCGGGTGTCTCGTTGGCGTCGGTCAGCGTGACGGTTTCGATTCCGCGCAGTCGGCACAGATAAGACAACTCGATCACGTGTACCAGGTACTGTGGGCATGCTCCCGGCACACCCCTGGCGAGTCGGCCCATGTGCTTGGCACGGTCGATCAGTACCTCCATGACGGCATGTGACGGCAGGCGCCGCCGCTTGCGCTCTTTGGGGGCCTCGATGCCAATCGCTGGGTTCACTTCCAGGTAACCGCGGTTGCGGCCCCACTGCATCACCAGGCGCAGGTAACGCAATGCATGGGCGGCCTTGGATGGTTTGCCTTCCTCGGCGATCAGGTCGATGACACGTTGCACCAGGGCTGGAGAGAACTTGCGAACAGCCAGGTCGCCCAGCGGCTTGCCCAGCTTCGTGGGCAGCTCAAGCAGTACGTCGCGGGCGTAGGTGTAGCTTTCCTGTGTCGATGCAGCCAGACCAGCAAAGCGAGTGCTGGCGTGGTACTGCTCGCACAGGAACCGCAGGCTTTCACGATCCGCGGCTGCACGCACGTCCATGATGGCGTGCAGATCGGCCAGCGAGGCGTCGGCCGGCGCGATGTTCTTGCGGCGCTGCTTACCTGCCCCTCCATCGCGGTAAAGCGTGTACCAGACGCCGCTGTCTCGCGGGTCAAAAAAAACGGCCGCTGGAAGAGCGGCCTGATCGATGTGTGGGGGAATGTGCGGATTGTGCTTCCGCTTTCTCGCTCGCCTCATAGGATGTCGACGCCGTACTGTTCCTGTGGTGCTTGGCCGATACCGCCGGCCTGGTTGACCAGATCCACCGTCGTCCATGGGCCGGCGCGGCCCCGGAACAGGTGGATACCCTGTTGCTGCAGCGTGCGTTCCACGTCAGCGCGCCGGCGGTAGCCGGTGATGCGCTTGAGGTCATCGAAGGTCAACATGCCGGTTGGCCCTGGTTGTGGCGGGTGGCCGAGGGTAGCACCGCCCTCAACCCCCGCAGTACCAGAAACGGCAGCGCCAGTTTCTGGCTCACCCATGCATCACCTCAGCCGATCGATCTGCCCTGACCAGCATGGCCAGGGCGTTGCGGTAAGCACGCCAGTCGCTCGGCGTGCTGCTGGTAAAAACTGGCGTGCAGCCTGGCTTCTGGAAGCGGACGTGACCGCCGCGTGTGCGACGAGCTGTCCAGCCGTTGTTAGCGGCGTAAACCAGCAGGTGCAATAGTGACTTGCCGCAGCGCCGGCCAGTGCTCAGGATGATCTGGCTCATTCCCCGCGCCCCTGCCCCTGTTGTGCCACGCTCAGGCCAATCGCCACCGGGCGCACCCATACCGGCATGTTGCTGAGCATGAAGGTTTCGCCGGCGCCGGCCAGCAGCAGGGTGGTGCCCATCACGTGGGCGATGGCCTCGGCCGCATGGGGAGGGACAGCATTACCGATTCGCTCGCGCCACGCTTGGTCGCTCAGCCCGTCCAGTTCGAGCTGTTCTTCCGGGTCAACCAGGCTCTGCAGTGCAGCCAGCTCCAGGGTGGTGAATGGGCGGTGCCAGGTGCCGTCAAGGCTGGTAATGATGCAGGTCAGGCGCTCTGCGGCAGCAGGCATGCGTGGGTCGGCGATGCTCCAGCGGCCATTGTCCTGGCGCGCGCTGGCCGATACCGCGCCGGCCTGGCCATTCCAGTCCACTACACCGTAATGCCCGCCGGTGAGGTACGGGTCACCTTTCACCTTCGCCATGCCCGGGCGCGGATCTGCAACAGCGAAAGCGCCCTGCCCGGTGGTGCTGCCGGCGATGACGGTGCCGGCAGCTTCCTGATAGCCAGTTACCAGGTATTTGCCGAAGCCGTCCCCCGCGCGGCGAGGGTCGGCAATGCATTGGCCAGTGCCGTGGGCGCTCGTTACGGTGCGGGTCTCACGGTCGTAGGGAACGATGCGGAATTCGTTGGAGTGCTTGGCTTTGCCGTGGTGACGTGGATCGGCAACGCTGAAAGTACCTTGCCCGGGCGACTTCACGCCGATCACTGCTCCGCTAGTGTCTTCCCAGCGGCGCACGCCGTACTGCTGGTATTGCAGCGCCCCGCTAGGCGCCCGCGGATCTGCGACGGAGAACGCACCATTGGTGGGGCCTGACTCGCCGGCGATGACGCCGGTTGATTGATCCCAGCGGCGCACACCCAGGAATCCGCCACGGTACTCAGGCACGATCAAGAAGTCGCGCAGATAGCCGTCCTCGATCGCCAGGCGGTTGAGCGACCGCCAGTCCTTACCGGCTTCGACCAGGGCAAGGCGCACCCAGGTTTTCCACTGCAGGGCTGGCACGCGGTGCATCGGGCCGGCGGCTTCGACATCGCCGGCCAGCGGCATGCGGCCGAGGATGTCGCCAACAGCGCGCAGCGTCTTCTTCTCCGGCTCGTACAGGAATGGCGGCACCTTCTCGACGTGGCGAGCCACCAGCAGGAAGCGTTTGCGGCTTTGCGCCAGGCCGCCCAGCTCGCCGCAGTCGTGAGTGGTCTCGGCTACCGCATAGCCGTAGTACTCCAGCAGCTTACCGATCTGGTCGAGCAGGTGCCGGCCGCGGGTGGCCAGGCGCGGCACGTTCTCGAACACGATGAGCGACACCGGGTTGTGCTTCCAGGCCTCACACATGAGCCAGACACAGCGCAGCGTCAGCTCGTTGAGGGCCTGATATTTGGGGGTGAGGCTCATGGTTTCGGACAGCAAGCCCGACGCGCCTTTGCATGGGCTGCTTATGAACACCGCATCAGGGTCTTCGTTTCCGGCAGCTCGGCGCACGTCCTCGGCCGTGGCTTCCTTCCAGCCCGCGAGCGGCTCAGCGCCGTGGAATCGGGTGTACTGGTCACGGGTGAACAGATCCATCAGGGTGCCGGGCACACCTGCCAGGCGCTCGAAGTCGCGCAGGCCAGCCGGGTCGACATCGATGCCGCCTACACAGCGCCACTCGGCTTGCATGTTGCCTACTACCGGCTTTGCCCGGTTAAAGCCCTTGGCACCGCCGCCAAGCCCACAGCAGAAGTGGAAGTGTTTGAGGGTGTGCTTAACGAGCATAGCGGCGGCGCTCCTGCAGGGCCTGTTTCTTGGCGGCTTGTTCAGCCATGTAGGTCTGCCACTGGGCGTCTTTCATTTTCTGGCGGATGCGGCTGCACTTGGCGTGTTTGCGGGTGGAGCGGGCGGTGTGGCAGATGTCGCAGATGCTGGACATATCCAGGCGGCTGCCGGCGAGTGGGGGCCTGATGCGGGCTGGCGGTGTGGTAGGCTCTGCGCCGCCGCCTTGGGGTTGATTCACTTGCATGGTGCTTCTCCTTTGGGGTGGTTGGCGTCGGGGGTTGCAGCCCCCGGCGCCGTCTCTTTCCGGGTATTCCCGTGTCACTCGGGCCTTGGGCCCCAGTCTTTTTTCAGCTGCGACCAGACCGCGTCGCCGTCCTCGAAGTACTCGTGCACCTCTTGCTCCGGCCGGCGATCCAGGCGCAGCAGGGTCATGCAGTCGTTCCACAGTGCTGTGTCCAGCCCGCGCAGGAAGGTGAGCGGGAAGGGGAACGCCTGGCCGTTGTAGAGGCTGAGCAGGAACATGCCGACGATGCGGCTCTGGTTGGTGTCGCGCTGGGCGACCGGTACCAGGCGTTTGAGCGCCTCGATGCCGGCGGCCTGGATGGCCGGGCGCTCGGCTTCCTCGGCGGCCAGCGCCGCCAGGGCATCGCGGAACTGCTGCGGTAATTGGGGTGAGGGCTTCTGCATGTTGCTTCTCCTTCGGGTGTCGCCCAGGCGTTGCAGCGCCTGGGCGGTTGGGTCAGTGGGTGAGGTGCAGCAGCAGGTCGGGGGTGGCGTTGGCGCCGGCGGCGAGCAGCAGCAGGGCGATGCCGCTACCGATCAGGGTGGCGATGACGCTGGTTGGGGTTTCGTCGTTCATGGCTCAGTCCTCGACCGGGCCGCGGGTGCGGCCGACGGTGTGCCACGCCATGCCGCGCACCACGGCCTTGGCGGATTCGAGAGCGGCGGCTGGGACGTGGAACAGGGTGTCGAGGAAGTCGAGCAAGGCGATCAGCTGGGCGTGGTTGCGGGCGTCGCGGATGTTCAACTCGGTGCTCACCTGGTCGGCCAGCTCGAAGGCCAGCGCCTCGGCCTTGCCCATGCAGAAGACGGCCATGTCCTGGTGCGCCTTGACGGTGGCCAGGAAGCCTTCCAGCTCGCTGAGGTGCAGGTCATACAGGGCCTGCACGGCGGCGCTGCGCTCGGGCGCCTGTTCGGCGCGCTTGAGCTGCACCTCGACACTGCGTTGCTTGAGGATGTTGGGCCCGGTGCCGACGATGACCAGGGCGCCACGGAAGCGCACTGGCTGACCGAAGTCGGCGCGCATGCCCAGGGATGTGCTGTAGCACTCGCGCAGGGCCTCCCAGTCGAAGCGCTCGCCGCCGTCATCGCTGGCCACGTCGTCGATCACCACCGGTTCGCTCACCGCCTTGGCCAACTGGGCCAGCAGGGCGCTGAACGTGTGGTTGCGGTTGGTGACGCCGTCCGGTTCGGCCACGCCCGACAGCTTCCACAGGTTGCTGACCAGGGTGGATTTGCCGCTGCCCGCGTCGCCGTTGATCTGCAGGATGGGGTAGGTGCCCTGCAGGTTGCGGATGCGCTCGGCATGGTAGGCGCCGGCCCACCAGGCCAGGGCTACAAGGCCCTTGGCGCCGAACGCGGTGGTGAACAGTTCCAGCCATTTGGGGGTGGGTTGTTGGTTTTGCATGGTGCTTCTCCTTTGGGGTTGTTTGCCTGGGCGTTGCAGCGCCTGGGCGGGGGTTACGCCTTGAACAGCCAGCACTTCACCGATGGCGACTTGAAGGTGGTCAGGTTGTGTTTCTTGGCCTGATGCACCCGCACAGCGCTGGATACGGTGACGTTGCTGTCGATGAACTTGTGGCTGCGCGAGTCCTTGAGCAGGGTGCGCAGCGTGGCGATGTCGGCGAGCTGCTGGCGGTGTTCGCCGGCGAGCTTCACGAACTCGTTGAGGTGGATGGCGATGGTTTCGTCGGGCTTGTTCGAGTGGTTGACCGTTGGGCCGTCGGCATCCAGGCCCTGCAGGTACTCGTACACCTCCCAGAATTCCGCCACGGCCGGGTGGTCGGCGCTGATCGAGGCCTGGCGCTCGATGGCCATGGCCACCAGCTTGCGCTGGGTGACGGCGACCTGGTGCTCGGTCAGCGGCACTACCTGGCCCAGGCAGTTGAGCAGGGCCAGCATCTGTGCGTGGTTCTTGGCGATACGCTCCACGCGGATGTAGCCGCGCAGCGTGTTGCCGCAGCTCGCGCAGGCTTTCTCGGCGCCGGCCGGGTAGGCGGTGTCGCATTGCACGCAGTGGCTGTGCAGGCGGCGCAGCCGGGCTTCGTGCACGGGCATGCGCTCGAAGAACTGCTTGAGCACGTCCGCTTCCTTGCGCAGGGCCAGCAGCATGAAGTGGCTGAGGTGCTCGCCTTCCAGGGTGTTGAGCTTGTCGGCCGCGGCGCGGCTCTCGGGCGTTACCTCGGGGCGCACGAAGTGCAGCTTGCAGATGCGCGTCATGATTGCCTCATGCGCAACCACCGCCGCGTTCTGGCTGATGGCGATGGTGCCGCGGAAGGGCGGCTCATAGGTCTCGTTGCCCGCTGTTTTCACGCCCTTGGTGGCCAGGGTGCCGCCGCCGTAGAAGTCCTTGAGCTCGTCCCATTCGAAGGTTTTGGCGTGGCTCTTGTCGTCGCCGTGGCGGTCGGCTTCCAGGAACACCACCGGCATGCCGGACACCTGCCCCATCAGGCGCGAGCGGCCTGCCTTGGTGGACTTCATCGGGTCGAAGCCCTCATAACCCTCGCGGCCGAGCAGCTTCCACAGCAGGTTGAGCAGGGTGGTTTTGCCGGCGCCGGCTTCACCGGTCGCCTCGAGGAAGGGGAACGACTGCTGGCGGGCGCGGATCTGCTCGCAGAACAGCGAGCCGAACCAGAAGGTCAGGGCCACCACGCCCTGGGCGCCGAAGCACGTCCATAGCAGGCTGAGCCACTCGTTGCTGTAGCCCTTGCTGTCGCGGGCGAGGCGGATGGCCACACCCTTCTGCAGGCTTTTCAGGCGCAGCTTGCCGAACTCGAAGTAATCCTCCTCGTTGACCTGGAACACCTGGCCACCCTTGATGGCCAGGTCGCCGTAGACATAGGCCTGGTATTCCTTGCTGTAGCCCACGTAGTCGATGGTGGATACGGTCTTGATGCCGAACAGCTGGTTTTTCAGGATTTTGTCCAGCTGCTGGCCACTGCCTGTGAATACTGCGCCGGCGGCCATGCCGAGCAGGCGCTTCTTGAACTCACTGGCCGCAGCGACCTGGCCGCCGGTGAAGGTGTTCTTGACGCTGTCGCCGTCGTGCGGGAAGTCAACGCGGAAGTAGTACCAGGATTCGTCCGTGACCTCATTGCGCTGGAAGTACAGCGCCTGGGGGTAGCAGTTGGCGATTTCCACCACACAGCCGGACATGCGCAGCGCCTTCTCGCGCACGGCCTTGTCGTTGAGCTTCTGGTCGGCCTCGCTGTCGCTTTCCTCCATGGCCGTGCGGGCCTTGTTGTACTTGTCCAGGTCGAGCTTCCACCAGTACAGGCGGGAGTCGTAGCCGAAGTGGAACTCCTCGCTTTCCTTCCACTGGTACATGAGCAGCGCCTTCTCGCTGGCACTCTCGGCGATCAGCAGGGCGCCGTGGTGGCGGATCTCGCGCAGGTCGTCCTCGCGGCGCTGCTCGCGCACGTCTTCTTCCAGGAAGGTCCAGCGCTGGTGCAGGTCGTTCCAGTCCACCTTGCGGCCGTCGCGCTGGGGGATCTGCGCCGCCTCGCACACGAAGCCCAGCTCGCGGGCCTGCTTGACCCACATTCGGGTGTAGCGGTGGCCGCTCGGCTCGTTGTCCAGCGCCCACACCAGCTTCGGCAGCCGCTTGCCAGCCTCGGCGCGGGCCTTGATCAGCGCCTTGAGCGATTCCTCGGGAAACGCGTTGCTGCTCATGGCGGCGACGGCGTCAATGCCTTGGTGCAGCTGCGCGATGGCATCGAAGATGCCCTCGACGATCCACAGCTCGGTGACCTCGAGCAGATCCACCGCCGGCGGGCACCACCACACGCCGCGGTAGCTCTGGCCAGGCTGGAAACGGGCCTTCTTCTTGCCGAAGCGCGATGGCTTGTCGATCAGGCGTTCCCAGTAGCCGCCTTTGTCCAGGGCGAAGCGGACGGTGGCCGAGCCAATACCGAGTTCACGGTCCCAGTAGTTTTCCTGGGTGTACCAGCCTTCGATCAATTCCAGGCGAAAGCCCCGGGCGAACTCCAGGTAGGCGCGGGCCGTGGCGGTGGGCTGCTGCTCGGTTGCGGGCGCTCGCTCGCTCCAGGCCTCGAACAGATCGGGGTACAGCTCCTTTACATGCCACTGCTGGCCGCACTTGCTCTCGCGGCCGCACTTGATGAACCAGGGTTCGTCCGGCCGGGCGTAGAGCTCTTTCTTGTTGCAGGCCGGGCACAGGCCCTTGCGCATGTAGATCGATTTGGCGCCGGGGATGGGCCGCAAGCCGTAGTCGTTCTGCAGGTTGCGCAGCACGTCGGCGCGGATGGATTGATCCATGGATTTCAAGCGTGTTTCTCCGGCATGGCCAGGGCGGCTTTCAGCGCGCCGATGGTGCGTTTGTGCCCGGCCAGTGCCGGGTGGTCTTCCAGAATGCGGGCGCTGCGCAGGCCGGCCGGCACGGTGCGGTAGCGGTCGTCGTACCAATGCAGGTCGAAGCCCTGGCGCAGCTCACTGCGCAGCTGCTGTAGCCAGGCCTCGGCGATGGGCTTGGGCAGGTCGATGCGAATGGCGATTTCAGCTTGCATGGCGTGCTCCGGGCGCAACTTGCCCAAACCCACGGCGTGGGCTGGGGATTCAGGGGTTAGGGGTGCTGCTGATCGGGGCCGTTGGCCATGTCCCAGCCGATCCATGCCCGCTGGTATGGCAGCAACTCGCTCATGGCCAACTGGGCCAAGCGCGGGGCCATGAACAGGGGCACTTCCAGGGCATGCACCAGGTGGTTGCAGGTGCGTTCAAATAGCTGCGGGTCGCCACTCAGGTGCTCGGCCTGGTGCTGCTCGATGAAGGCCTGGGCGCAGCCCTGCATGCGGGTGCGGTAGTCCAGGGCGTCGATGGTTTCGGGCTGTGCGTTCATGCTGTGGCCTCGAGCAGGGTGTCCAACAGATCCGGTTGGCGGTCGTCCTTGCGGTTGTCGCGCAGGGCCTTCATGCGTTCCACCGCCGGGGCGACCGGCAGCACCATCAACGGCTGTTCAAGGCCGGACGGGCTGAGCTGGTAATCGATCGTTACCGAGCCGCTGAACGTGGCGCCGCAGGCCACGTTCTGGCACTGGTAATACGTGGAGCGGAAGCAAGGTGTTTGCCCCACGCTGGTACGGATGCGCATGCAACCGTGGCATGCCGGGCATACCAGTTTGTACGTGCTCAAGCTGTCTCCCCGCCGCTAGTCGCGGCACCGGCCGGGCCGGTTAAGTGGCGACGCATCCAGCGCCTAAATCGTTTCCTGGTGCTCGCCCTGGATTACCCAGGGTCGGGCGGTTATTCGCTTGCTTTGCTGTGCAGCACGATCACGGCGGTGACTTCGCTGTGGCGTGCGGCGATGTGCTGGCGGTGGGCGGCGAGGATGGCTTGCACCTCGGCTTCGCAGATAACGCCGTCGTCCAGCGACTTGGCGATCAGCTGGTCGACCAGGCCGCGCAGTTGGCTGGTGCTCAGGCCACGGGCGTACAGGTCCAGGTTGTCGAGCTCGCCCTGCTCGGGCATGGGCACGAATACGCCGCCGTAGAGGTGGCAGATGTAGTCCGGCAGGTGTGCGGTGCCTGCCTGCTGCTCGAGCTGGTGCACCTGGGCGTCGGTCAGCGGTTGGCTGCCGGCGTTCTCGTACAGGTGGTTGTCCAGCTTCTTGAGGGGCAGACCCAGGCGGGCAGCGGCGGACTCACGGCCGCCCGGGAAGGCGGCGATTACAGCGCTCATGACCTGGCGGCGTGTTTCTAGAACGGGGGCCTGGCGCTTCTGGTTTTTGCTCGGGGAAGTTGCCATTACTGTGTCACCACGCCGTCTTTGATGCCGAGTAGCACTGCTGCTCGGTGCGACTCTCCACGGCGCCCCTTCTTGCGACCGTTCAACAGGTCGCTGACCAGATTTCTGTTCAAGTCATGCTCGCGGCAAAAGTCGGCGAGGCTTTTACCTTGGCGCTCAAGGTTGGCGCGAGCTTGCTCGGGAGATAACGGGCCGTGCATAGTGTTCATCCGTGTTTAATCGTGTTTGCTGACAGGGATTCTTGGGCAGAAAACTGTTCAAGTCAAATTATTTTGATCAAAAAAATGCTCATTGCTTCGGGTGTGGGTGAACGCCTGAGGGAAGAACGCGAGCGGCTGGGCCAAAACCAGACTGATTTTGGTCAGGCAGCTGGCGTCAGTCGTGGCACTCAAAAAGCCTACGAACTTGAAAGCAGTTCGCCGGATATCCGCTATCTGAGCGGGCTCCAAGCGCTGGGCGTTGATGTCACCTATGTGCTGACTGGCCTACGCGAGACGGCCGAGGCGGGCGATCTATCGTCCGAAGAATCGCACCTGCTGACGGACTATCGCCGTCTGTCGGATGCTCAGCGCGCGTCCTCGTTTGAAATGGTTCACGCACTGGCTGAAATGGCCGGGCGGTATGAGGTGAAGAGCGACAAGTAGATCGCCGCACCGGAGTTTGCTCGCTGGCCATGGGGGCCAGCGTTTCAATGGAAGAAGGGGAGGAACCCATGAAGAAAATTATTGCCGCGCTAGCGCTCTCAAGCACAGCCGCAATGGCTGCTCCAGCGCCTGACGTCATAACCCGCAATTTGCAAGCCTGGGCACCTTTAGAGGTGACTCTAACGAACGGCACGCTGCAGATTATCACCGACGAGAATCGTGTTACCGATCAGATATATCAGGCTGTGCTTGGTACTGGCGTGTGCGGCTCGTTGTGGATGAATAAGGGCAGTTGGTCGGGTGTTAAGGAAGTGAAAGTGTTGAATCGCCACGGACGCCAGGGATATGTATTCGAAGGCGGAGAGGCGGATTGTGTCGAGCTGGGGCAGCTCAAAGGTGATGCATCGAGTGCATTTATCTTAGAGCGCACTCGCTGGAATTAGTCGCTCTACCAGCGTTATTAACTGACTGATAATTAAAAAGCCAAGCAGCAAGGGGCGGGTGAGATGCATCGAACAGCGACTTTTTATGATTTGAGGATCACGGCAAGGGGGATGTCTCGTGCTGAAGGAAAGGAGGACGACTACGAAGCAGATCCTAAACCACTCCGTGAGTTGGTTGGGTATATAGAGCAGCTTTATAATGGCGGTGATCGTATTGTGAAGAAGGGGCAGTCTGATAAAACTGCCCGGATATATATCTCAGATTTTAAGTATGAGGGCGAGCGAGCCGTTTTTCTGATCAATCGCAGCGACCCGAATGCGCCTGATGCTGTGTCGAGCGATCCCGATATTAAGAGCCGTGTAGTGCACGAAAAACCGCCAGGCCATGGCGGTGATTACTCGGCGCACGTAGTCATTAATTTAGACCCTGTGAAGGGTGATAATTACTACCTTTGCGTTCTAGAGACTGTGTATGGTTCAGGCCTTCATGCCAGCAGTATGGCTGAGTACCTTCGATATTTGATTCGCCGCTGCCGCCTGGAATTTAAGGATAAATTTCAAATCGCCCACAGTAGTAGAGCTAAGACTGCTAAGGGTGAAGAAATAATGGTTAATTGGAATCACTTTGTTGAGTTGCAAGGGCACCCTTCAGAGGATTTCGAACGCGATATTAACGCGGGTACTTTATCTGGTATGGAGCTTGTCAGCTTTTCGGAGGTTGGCGCAGCTTGGGACGAGCGGGGCGGAATTGTTGAGCACAAACGCTCTATCCAGCTCAAGCCGGCCCCCGATAAGTTGGGTGATATAGCGGCTGCTATCCGGCAGGTTCGTAATAAAGTTTATAAGAATGGTAAGGAATACGATCATATTCGTATTAGTTTCAAGAATGAGGCTGGTGAACCTAGAGATGCAACTATTGCATCGGATACTGGTCAGTTGGTAGATTCGCACAAATATGTAAAGCGACATATTATTCACGCTCCGATGGTTAATACGACTAGTCTAGAGCGTGTGAGTCCGTTTATACTCAAAGAAGTTCTCGCGCTGATGGGGTAATTTATGCTCTTGGATCAGTTGTTGCGCCCATTTGGATACTTGGCCATCCGCCATCCTTATAAATGGATTGTGGATTGGCTCTATCCAGTTATGTTTACGGTGCTAATACTGTGGTTTATGGGTGCCTATAATGGCTTCAGAGGCGTTATGGGAAGTGATGGTGTGATTTCTCTAGTGCTCTCTTTTATACAATCCTTGCCAGGGTTTTATATCGCTGCTCTGGCGGCAATTGCAACATTTGGGCGGGCGGATATAGATAGCGTGTTGCCTGAGCCTACGCCCAAGATATGGATTAAATTCCGTGGCTCAGAGAACTTGGTAAGTCTCACGCGTCGCCGGTTTCTCGCGATGCTGTTTGCGTTTTTAACAGCAGAAAGTTTACTGCTAATAGTCTATTCAATTTTTCTGATTTCTTACGGTACTGGCCTGGTAGGTACGTCGTTTTATCGTGTGAGTTTGGACTCCGTCATTGGTGTGTCTCTAATTGGAATTTATTTTTTGCTTTTATGTCAGATGGTGATCTCCACTTTTTGGGGGCTCTACTATTTGGGATATAAGCTGCACGAGTAGCGCAAACACCAATGGCAGCTACTGCCGCGTGCAAAATGGATTGCGAATAAAGGGCGTGAGTGTCCGGCGCTTGTAACTATGGAAAGGGAATTCCTATGACATTGACCACACTATTCGCCTGCCTGCTCACCGCAGGTCTCACCGCCAGCCTGACCCTTTGGCTGACTCGCGATAGCACGCCCCCCGAACCCAATGTGTTCATTCCCGAACGGCTGGCTGACCAGTCTGACGGCTTCCTGATGATGTTGGGGGGCTGGATCACCGAGGAGGGCTACCAGCCGCCTGGCCGCAGCGCGGTGGAGATCCGCTGTTACCCCGAGCAGCAGCTCTGCACCGAAGCGGTGGCAACTATCTTCCACCACACCGAAGGCTCCGACCTCGAGGCGCAGACGTACCTGTACCAGGTGACGGATTGGACGGATGCACGCGTGCAGGCCGTGGCCATCGGTGCGATGGGCGAATGCCGCGACCGGCATCTGCAGCTCTACCTGCACGACACCGATGCGCGCGTGGAGTGGGGGCCTGGCGAAGGCTGCGAGGGTGATAGCGGCTCGGCCGTGTTGATTGGCGAGGTGTGGGCCGAATAATTTCACCAATGTGTGGAGAACCTGGACCCGGTCGTTATGTTGAATCGCTCCACTGCACAACATGGAGCATGCAGAGAATGAGCGATGGGAACGAGGCTGTGTGTAGTCAACCTGGTGAGCGGGTTGCGCAGCCTGATAGGGAACCGCTGACGTTACTTGAGCGGAGGCTGATTCGGTTTTACCGGGATCTGGACGAAAGGCAGCAGGCTTTCGTGCGGGAGGCGGTGGAAAGCTTGGCGTTGCTTAAGAAGCGAGAGTGACGAGAACCCCGGCCATGTGCCGGGGTTTTTTATGGCCGTTCAATCCTCTTTCGGCACCGTCCAGAACAGCTGCACACCATCGTCGCGCCAGGCGATGGTGACGTTGTCGTTCTCGCTGATCTCGTCGAGGATGCGTGACCAGTCGTCCGGGCTGTCGCCCTCGGCCCGGAGCAATACCGCTGATCGGGATTTTTGCGCGGCCGGTGAGTTGATAACCCGCTGAATTCGGGCTCCGAGCAGTTCGTAGGTGCCGGGAGCGGCTGCCGCTCGGGAATTGCCTTTTGCCATGATGCAAATGCCTCGATTACTGTATGTGTATACAGTAAATCGAGATTCACCCCCATGTCACTCACCATTCTGGGCCGCAATCAGCGGCTTGCTCACCTGTTGCCCGAAGCCAAGGAACTGCGCATCACGGGCTTTCAATCCCCCGCCGAAGACGAGAAGGAAGAGGGCCTATCGCTCGACGCGCTGACCAGCCTGGGGGCGCCCCACGTGTGGGTTGTGCGGGTTGAGGATGACAGCCTGATCGGCTTCGGCATGTACCCCGGCGACCGGCTCGTAGTCGACCGCGGCACGATGACCAAGCGTGAGCAGTATGTGGTGGTCGACCTCGAGGACGACGGTTGCTACCGCGTGCGCCTGATGATCGTTGATGACAACGAGAACCTGGTGCTGCGTGCCCCGAACCGTTTCACCGCCGACATCAACCTCGAGTACGAAGAGTGCGTGCAGATCTGGGGTGTGGTGCGCTGGGTGATCAGCTACGTGGGGCGCTGAGCATGCAACAGGTATTCGCATTGATCGACTGCAACAGCTTCTACTGCAGCTGTGAGCGCATCTGTCTGCCGGCCCTGAAGCACAAGCCGGTTGTGGTGCTCTCGAACAACGACGGCTGCGTGATCGCACGCACCGCGGAAGTAAAAGCCCTAGGCATTCCCATGGGCGCGCCGTACTTCAAGGTACGGGACCAACTGCGCGCAGGCGGCGTGGTGGTGCGATCGAGCAATTACACGCTGTATGCGGACATCAGCAACCGGGTGATGCGCACCATCCGCGATATGGTGCCCGGGATCGAGGTGTACAGCGTGGACGAGTGCTGGGCCGACCTGACCGGCATTGCTGATCTCGACGGCCTCGGCCGCCAGGTGCGGGCACGACTGCTGCGCGATATCGGCATGCCTGTTGGCGTGGGCATCAGCACCACCAAGACCCTGGCCAAGCTGGCCAACTGGGCCTCAAAGAAGTGGCCGGCCACCGGCGGTGTGGTCGACCTGACCGACCCGGCCCGCCAGGCCAAACTGCTGCGCATTGCGCCTGTGGACGAAGTGTGGGGCATTGGCCGGCGCCTTGCTCCACAGCTGCAGGCCCTGGGCATCGAAACGGCCTGGGACTTGGCGCATTTCGATGTGGCCACCCTGCGCAAACAGTTCGGGGTGACCCTGGAGCGCACCGCGCGCGAGCTGCGCGGCGTGAGCTGCCTGGACTTCAACGAAGGCCCGCCGCCGAAACAGGCCATCTGCTTGAGCAAAATGTTTGGCGAGAAGCTGGAAGACCTGGCGCCGATTCGTGAGGCCCTGGCTACCTACGTGACGCGGGCGGCCGAGAAGCTGCGCAGCCAGCAGAGCCTGTGCGGTGCCATTCAGGTGAGCATCAAGACGCAGATCCACAACCCGGAACTGCCACGCTATTCGAACGCCCAGACCGTGGCGCTGCCGGTGCCAACCGACGACACGCGGGACATTCTTGCGCCGGCGCTGCGCGCCCTGGATGCGATCTACCGGGCGGGCTTCGCCTACTCGAAGTGTTCGATTCTGCTGATGGACTTGAGTCAGCGCGGCGAGGTGACGGCGGATCTGTTCGCCCCAGCGGCCCGGGCCGGCGGTGACCGGGTGATGGCGGCGCTGGATGCGATCAACAAGCGGGAGGGCGCCGGCACCCTGCGGCTGGGCCGGGTGCCGGTTGATCCCTGGTGGGGTATGAAGCGGGAGATGAAGAGCCAGTGTTTTACGACTCGATGGGATGAGGTTATTGGAGTTCGAGGTTAGATTTATCAGCGACTGAATGAAGTTGAAGAGTCACAAAGCAAAGGAATGAAAAGGCTTTGAAGGCATTAACCTCTGTTCCGTAGTTCCAGACTTCGCCATGCAGTATCTGGTGTCTATTGAGGGCTGTAAATGTACTCCCCGACTTTTCAAATTCCTCTCGTTGTTTTCCTCCTATCAAAAGGTCGTATTTGTCTATATGGAAAATAGGATAAATGGAGGCTTTAGATATCTCGCCTGTAATGGTGTTTGCCCATTTTTTAGCGCCTTCTGCATTTCGTTGCAGCGGCGAATTTGATTTGGTAATTTCTGCGAGTATTCCATCGGCCTGGGCGAGCAAAACCGGAATTGAAAGATAATAATCTTCCGCGTTCGCGCGTTGCAACGCTGAAAATGCCGCGTTTAGAACCGCTTCTCTATTTGGGGTGGCTGAGATAATACTTTTGGTAAGAAAGTCAAAGTTATTTCTGTGAAACTCAACGAAATACGAATCTATATCTTCATCCTCGAGTTGTTCTAACTCGCTGAGCAATTTAACAAGGTTGGCAAGGCTCATATGCCAGCTAAAGAACCATCCTTTCTCTGCGCATCGTTGCATCGTTGCCTGAGCGCGCGATGGCAAAAGTTCGCTTGCTCTATGAACCTTTTTCCAATCGATTTTCGACAGAGTTTCGGCAAATCTTTCTATAAAAGGCGTGGCTATCGCCGCAACCTTAGTAAGATTGTCGAGGAACTCCACTGTGAATGGAATCAATGGCTCTACGTCCGGGCTGGTCTCAATGACATCTGTCTCTACAGAGTTATGATCCATAATAATTATCCAGTTTTCAGATTGCTTTAATTTAGTCTACCCGAGGTATAAGTTACATCAGAGTGTGTTGGCATTAACTTTATATTTGTTCCACTCCCTGGCTACCGCCCGCTTGGCGCTGGCTTTACTAGCGTACAGGTGCGTGAGCCGCTTGGGCTTGGTCTGATCGCCTTTGGTCATTTTCACCTGTTTCCCCGTTTTTCCATCTCGGTACCAGGCGAGCACGCCGGTGTATTGCTCGGTGCCTTCGGCTAGGTCGGCGATATCGCTCTCGGGCAGCTGGGATTCCAGCTCGAGGCTGGTGGTGTAGGCCTCGGGTGTGAAGGCGTGTTGCACGTTGCCGCCGAGCCAGATGATGGCGGCGATTTCCTGTTTGATGCCGACCAGGCTGTAGGTGAGCTCGGGTGTAAGCTCCGGCCGGCCCTTGGCGAGGGTGTAGCTGAGGGTGGCTGTGCCGCGCTGCAGGCGTGCCCATTCGGCGCGGGCGGCGGCCAAGGCAGTAGCCTGGTCGGTGTAGGTGTGGCGCAGGTCTTTGAGGTTGTCGCCGCCGCCGGCGATGGCCTCCTTCTTGGCGGCGCTGTTGACCTCGTAGTAGTAGGCGCGCACGCCGGTGTAGGCGTCGCGGTCGGCTTCCAGGAAGCGGTGCTGGTCGCCGTGTGCGCGGGTGAGGGTGATGTGGGGCAGGGCCAGGCCGCTGGCGGTGGTGTTGGCCCCGGTGGGCATGAACAGCAGGCGGCCGGCCTTTACGGTGGCGATGGCGTCGTGCTGCTGGCCGAGGCGGGTGAGCAGGTTGGCGTCGGACTCGTTGGCCTGGTCGAGGTGCACCAGAGGGATGCCCGCCAGCACGCCAGCGACGATGGCCTGCAGGCCATTGCCGGTGGCCAGGGCGGTGATGACGGCGCCGAGGGTGGCGGCGTTCCAGCTGCGTTCACGCTTGACCTTGAGGCCCTTGCGCAGGTCGGCGCTGCGGGCGCGGATGTTGAGCACGTCCGGCGCGCCGCTGTGTTCGGTTTCGTCGACAGTGTAGCTGCCCTTGTCGATCAGCCCGGTGTCGCTCCAGCCCAGCCACAGGCGCACCACGGCGCCACGTGGAGGGATAGCGAGCAGGCCGTCGTGGTCGCTGAGCTGGATGTCGAGCGTGTCGGCCTCGAGGCCTCGGTTGTCAGTGAGGTTGATGCTGATGAGGCGCTGGGTGATGGCGGCGGTGATGTCGTTGCCGTCGACCACCACGCGGCAGATCGGTGTGGGGTAGCCGGCCGCTTCGCGGTAGGACTCGGCCGCCTCGCGCAGGTGCCCGCCGGCATAGGTGAGCGCGCGATCGATCACAGCACGCTCCTGAGGATGTTGCCGAGTACACCGGTGAGGCTGCCGAGCAGATCGGTGCGGCCGTCGTCGACGCGTTTGAGCACCAGGTTGAATTCGATGCGGCGGGCGGCGCCGTCCGAGAAGAACAGGGAGCGGGTTTCGCTGAGGCTCTCGATGACCCACAGGCCATAGACGCGGCCGGTGCCCTCGACCAGGGGCCATGCCTTGCCGGTGTCGGCCATCTGGCGCAGCACGTCGAGGCTGATGGGCGTGCCGGCCAGCTCGGGCAGCAGGGTGCCGGGCAGGGTGATGGTTTCATCACCGCGGCCCAGGTACTGCAGGGCGGGGTTGGTGCCGATGCGGCTGGTGCTGCCGTGGCGCCAGGCCGTTTGGCGCTGAAACTCCTGGTAGGCGAGGGTTTGCAGGCTGAACACGAACATGCCCAGGGACATCATCATTTCTCGACTCTCCGTTGTAGATCAGTCCATGTCGCGCAGGCTGCTGCGCAGGCGCGTGGCTTTGTTGCGCTCGCGCTCGTCGAGCAGACGGTTGAGCATGCGCTGCAGCTCGGCGGTGTCGGTGCCCGGGCCCGCGCTGATGTTGATGGTGATGGTGTCGCCCTGGATGACAGTGGGGCTGCCAGCATTGGCGGTGAGGGGCGCGCGGCGGTCGAACTGCAGGGGCTGCTGGTCGGCCAATGCCGGCAGGGCAAAGCCGAGGCCCAGGGTGGCAGCGCCGGCGGCGGTGAGCTGCTTGGCGGTGCTGGCCACCTGCTTGAGCACCTCGCCTTCGCCCTTGGCCAGGCCCTGGCCGAGGCCGGCCATGGTGAAGCCGCCGAGCTGAGCGAACACGCGCGATGGCGAGTGGATGCCGAGCTTTTCCTTAAACCAGCTGATGGTGCTCTCGCCGGCGCCGGTGATAGCGCTTTTCACCTTGCCCAGGCCGGCGGTGATGCCGTTCACCATGCCGTCCATCAGCATGCCGCCGAAGTCGGTGAACTTGCTGGGCAGCTCGACGCCCAGGTAGCTGAGCACGCCGGCGAAGGCGCGGTAGATCAGACCCAGGGGGCTGAAATTGACCAGGGTGGCGATGATGCTGCCGATACCGCCGCTGAAGCCCTCCTTCAGCTCTGCCCACAGGCCGGCCATGTAGGCCTTCACGGCGTCCCAGTTCTTATAGATGAGGTAGGCGCCGCCGGCGAGCACGGTGATGAGCAGGCCGATGGGGTTGGCCATGGCGATGCGGCCCAGCCAAAGCAGCACGCTGCCCACGGCCTTGATGCCGGTGACCAGGCCCAGGCTCTTGATGCCGAGCAGCATCATGGCGAAGCGCACCATGGCGAACGGGCCGAGGATGCTGGCCAGGGCGAGGGTGATGCCGCCCATGACTGCCATGAGCAGGCCCAGGCCGGCGACCGTCTTGGTGATTTGCGCGGTGAGCACTGGGTTTTCACGCACCCAGGCGCCGATGCGGCCGACCATGACGGTGAGGCCTTGGACGAATTCGCGCAGGGGGCCGTTCTGCTGGTCGAACAGCTCGATGCGCACTTCGTCGAGGCCGGAGAACAGTTCGTCCAGGTCGCCGGTGAGGTTGTCAGCCATGACCTTGGCGGTGCGGCCGGCGGCGCCGGCGTGGTCTTTCACCACGTCCAGGTACTTGAGGATGCCACCGGCGCCGGCCTGGTTGATCAGCTCGGCCATGCCGGCGGCGGGTTCCTCGCCGAAGATTGCCTTGAGGTATTCCAGGCGATCCCCAGTGCCCATTTTCTCGGTGGCCTTGGCCACGTCGCCAAGCACGGCGGTGATGTCGCGGATGTTGCCGGCCGAGTCCTTGGCGCGGATGCCCAGCTTCTTCATGGCCTTTTCCGCCGGCCCTACCGGTGCAGCCAGGCGCAGCAGCATGGCGCGCAGGGTGGTACCGGCCTGGCTGGACTGGATACCTACGTTGCCGAGCAAGCCAGCCATGGCGGCTGCCTGTTCCAGACCCATGCCGGCGGACGCGGCCACGGGGCCCACGTACTTCATGGTGTCGCCGAGCATCTCCAGGCTCATGTTGGAGGTGGTGAACGCCTTGGTGAGCACGTCGGCGACCATGCCCATTTGCGCCGGGTCGATGCGGAAGCCGCCGAGGATGTTGGAGGCGATATCGGCGGTGCGGCCGAGATCCATATCGCCGGCCTTGGCCATGTCGAGCAGGCCGGGCATGGCGTCCTGGATGGCCTTGGGGGTAAAGCCAGCCATGGCCAGAAACGCCTGGCCGCTGGCGGCGTCACCGGCGCTGAACATGGTTTCGGCACCCAGCTTGCGTGCCTGGGCGCGCAACGCGGCGAGTTGCTCGTCGCCCTTGGCCAGGCCGGTGAGGGCCTGCACCTTGCTCATGGTGGTGTCGAACTCGACGCCTGGCGCGAGCAGGCGCTGCATGCCGAAGAGGATGCCGGTACCGGTGGCGACGCCGCCGGCGCCGCTGGCGGCCATGCTGCCAGCGTGGGCCTGGGTGCGCTGGTACTGATCTTTGGTTCTGGCCAGGCGCTGCTGTTGCTGAGTGATGCGCTTGAGGCGCGTCTCCTGCTTGAGCAGTTCACTGTTGGTGGCGGCGATCTTGGCCTTGAGCGCCTGCTCGCCGGCGCCGAGGTTGCGGGTGCTGATGCCGGCAGCGTTGAGCTTGTTGCGCAGGCCCTGCAACTGGATCTGGTTTTGCTGGTGTTCGCGCTTGAGCTCTGTTGCTCCGCGTATGGCTGCCTTGAGGTCGCGCGTCATCTGCCGGGTGGGCACCCCGGTGGCCTGCATTTGATCGCCCAGCGCCTTGACGCGATCACGTGCGGCCTGCAGGGCGTCTTCGGTCTGTTTGGCGGCGGTGCGCTGGGTGCGCCAGGCGCTGATGTCCTTCTGCTGGCCGTTGAGTTCCTTGAGGCGGTCGCGGGCTTCCTTGAGGGCGCGGCCGGCACCGAGGCTGCCGCCCTGGATCTTTTTCAGCGGGGCGGTGACGCGATCAAGGGCGGAAAGGATGACCTGCAGTTTTAGGTTACTTGCGGCCATCCGCTTGACTCCGTACTCGGGCGCGCTCGCGCCACTCCATCAGCTCTGTAACGGTGAGGGCGTCCATGTGCTGGGGCGCCCAGTGGAAAACGATGGCCAGGTCGGCCATGGCGTTCTCTACGCAGTCAGGGAGGCGTTGATCTCCTCCCGCTGCGCCTTCTTCAACAAAAAATTGCCCACCGTGCTGCCCAGGTCGAGCAGGTCGGCCGGATCCAGGCGGCCGATTTCATAATCTGTCAGCGCAGGGGTGGTGATGCGGGGCAGCACCTTGCGCAGGGCCAGTACGTCCATCTGTGCCAGGTCGACGAGGGAAACGCCGCGCAGCTCGCCGGCCATGGGCTTGCGCACGGTGATGCTGCTGATGGTGGTATCGCCGCGGACGACTGGGGTGTCGAGCGTGACGGTGGCGGTGTTGGGATCCTTGGCCGGGGAGGCTGGCTCGGCGGCGGCAGGTTTGGCTTTGGCTTCAGGGGTGGCCATGGGGTTGCTCCTTTACTGGGGTAGTGCCGCCGGCGAGCCGGCGGGATATGTACGGATTGTTTACAGGCCGATGGCGCGGCGCATTTCTTCGTAGCGGTCGACGCCGTCGACGCGGAAGATCATGTTGAGCAGGTCGATTTCCAGCTCCTCGCGACCGTTGACCACCAGCTTGTAGTAGCTGCAGGTAGTGACGACCTTCTGCTCGGTGTCTTCACCTGGTGCGGCGTCGCCGAAGTCGATTTCTTCGTGCCGGCCGCGCACGACTACTTCGATGGCCATGATTTCGCCGGTGTCGTCGCGCTGGGCGCCGCCGGCCCATCGCAGCATCACGCCACTGGCCGAGGTGATGCCGTATTGGCGTATGGCGATCAGGTCGTAGCCGCCAATCGTCCACTCGATCTGAATACCGTCATCGCCCATGCCAAGGTCGGCCTTGACGGAACCGTCCATGCCACCGCCGCGCCAGGCTTCGAGCTTGCGGGTGAGCTTGGGCAGGGTGACGGTGCCGCATTGGCCCTGGTAGCTGTTGCCCTCGTTGAAGAGGTTCATCTGTTTCAGTTTGCGAGGCATGGCCATGTCGGCGCGCTCCTATGTGCGTGGGCTGGCCCCGCTTGGCGGGGCGCCGATGATCAGGCGTTGATGCTGCTGGCGAATTCGGCCAGGTAGCGGTCGGTGATGCGCTGGCGAAGGCTCAGATCCTCGAGGGGCGGCACGGGGGTGTAGTCGTAGTCGATGAACAACTTGCCGGCCTTGAGGGTGTCCTTGGTGTTGGCGTCGGGGTCGTACCAGCACTGGCCATCGATGATGTAGCCGCCGGCCTTTAGCTCGCGGAGCTTGGCGTTGATGCCTTCGATGATGTCGCGCACCAGGGAGGGATGCAGGGGCTTGTCGATGGCCCAGAAGTGACCCTCGGCCATGGTGTCGGCCAGCACCTGGGCGGTGCGGGTGTAGTTCTCGAAGGCGAACAATGGATCTTCGCTGCAGGTGCGCGAACCCCAGAAGCGGTAGCCGCTGTGGTTGATGAGGGTGGTGACCTCGGCGGCGTTGAGCAGGCCGGCGTCGGTGGCGGGGTTCTGCAGATCCCAGAACACGTCGGCGCTGATGCCGGTAACGCCGTCCACGGCGACGTTGGACAGGGTTTTGTGCCAGCCCTGTTCCTGGTCGAGCTTGGCGCGCAGACCAAGGGCAACGGCCACCGCTGGGGCGGTGACGGTGGCATCCGCTGAAGTGCTCCAGCGTTTGAAGTCCGGCCAGATGACCATGACTTCGCGGGCGCCGAAGCCGGCGCGGTAGGCAATGGCCTCGGTGACGGATTTGCAGCCATGGGCACTGACGTAGGCGAAGGCGCGCAGCTGTTTGGCGATGCTGACCAGGGCGGTGGCCACCGGCAGCGGGTCGAGGCCCGGCACGCCGAGGATGCGCGGGGTGACGCCCAGCTGCGATTTGGCGGCCAGCAGAGCCTTCATGCCCGTGTATCTGCCTTCGGCGGTGGTGGTACCGACGATGTTGCTGATGAGGTTGGCGAGCTTTTCCTCGTCGGTTGCACCCACGCCATCAGCCACGCGAACAACCACGGTCACGGGTTTGGTTTGGTCGGCAATGGCCTGCAGGCTTGCGGCAAGGGTGCCCTTGACGCCGGCAGACTTGATGGCCGCCTGGACGTTGGTGACCAGCACGGGGGTGTTGAGCGGGAAGGCGATAGCGTCAGCGTCTTCTGCGGTGCAGACCATGCCGACGATTGCGGTGGAAATGGTGCGGATGGGGCGCGTGCCTTCGTTGATTTCGAGGACTCGGATGCCGTGGTGGTATTCGTCGGCCATGACTGGTGCCTGCAGTGGGAAATGACAGTGCTGAGCCTGACGCGCGCGCGGCAACGCGGCGAGCGGTGGGCGTTGTAGGCAGGCGCGCTACAGCGTGCGGGCATAAAAAAGCCCGCCATTTGGCGGGCAACCCTCCCCAGGAAAGTCAGTTCGGTGGTGTGGGCCATTCGATGGCGTTGGGGTAAGCGTCTTGCAGCGACACTCGGTTCAGGGCGATGCGATAGCGCTTCCAGGCGTCCAGCTCAACGCGCTCGGCCTCGGTGGCGTCCTCGAGGTCGGCGGCATCCTGGAGCGGTGCAATGCGTGCGGAGGCTTCGGCCTGCAGGCGGTTGCGCTCGAGCACGGCGGCGCTGATGAACGCGGTACGGGCCGACTCTTCGTCAAAGGCCCAGGTACCGCCCTGCCAGGTGTGGTGCAGGGTTGGCCGCGGCTGAGTGGTAAAGCCTTCAGGCAGCGGCCCAAGCTCGGCGTGCTCGCGTGGTTGGCCGGAGTCGGTGCTGTAGATGGTGCCGCGGTTGTCCTCGAGCAGCTCCCAGCGGGTGTGCTCGATGCGGCACGCCACGCAGCCCTCGACAGGTGCGGGCGGCTCGACCAAGGTCGCCAGGCCTGGAACCAGCCATTTGTCGGGGTTCACGGGATCAGGATCGGCGAAGCCGGTACCCAGCAATTCGCCGGTGTGACCGTGGTAGTGGTAAACAAGGGGGGCGGTAGTCATGGGCGACCTCAATAGCGGATGCAGACAAGCGGGTTAATGTTGCGCGGGCGTGTGACGCCGCTGGTACCGACGACAGATGCCGCGCCTGTTGCGTTGGTAAGGCCCTGCGCAGCCGGCCCACCGATGCCGCCGGCACCGGACTGCAGAAAGGCGGTTGAGGTGAAGCCAGAATGGGTGTGGCCCTGGATGCTCTGATCCTGCCAGCTGGCCCATTCACGGCCGGAGTCACGATTTGCACCGTCGTCATAGCCGCGGCGAAACTCGCCACGGGCATCAGGCAGGACGAGGTACACGCCGCTAGGGCTACGGGTGCCGGTGGGGTTACCTGGATCGGTGCAGCGGTAGCCCCAGGCCGCGGTGGCATTTAAGGCATCACCCACATAGATCGCCGCGTCCAGGTCTGGGTAGCCAGCACGCCAGACCGCCGCGCCGTTGGCTTTCAAGGTTCCGGGCGGGGGCGTCCGGCTGAAAGTTTCGATCAGCGTGCCAGGGGCTTCCAGATCGAGGACGGTACGCATACCACGGGCACTACCGCCAGCCAGAACAAAATTCTTGAATACAGCGCCGGTGTTGGCTGTGCTGAGGACGGTGTGGGAGCTGGCCAGCACCTCGCCGCCAATAGCGGTTTCCCTGCTCCAGGGCACATGCCCCCAGCCCGTGTACCAGGCATAGTTGCCGCCGTAGCCGGCACTTTTATAGGCCGTGATGGCAAGGCGCGGGATGTACGTGATGCCGCCGAAGTCGAGCCGAATGTTGACCAGCCCGTTTTCGTGGCTCAGGAACACCCGCACGCCCCCGCCGCCAAGCGGCGAGTAAAAGCCGCTGATGAACACGCTGGGAAGGTAGAACGCCCCTTCGTAGAAATACCAGCTCAGGTGCATTTCGAAGGGCGAGGTGTACCCGTTGATGCACCCTTTGATGGTCAGGTGTGGCATCACCGTCGAATCGATCGGGATCTTCGTCCTAACCAGGATGCCGCTTTCCTGGCCGGACTGGGTGATGTCCAGACATTCGACGGTGAATTTGCCGGTGAGCGGCTCGGTGCGCCATTGCAGGTCGTCGGTGATGCCATAGCCAGCCAGGGTGGTGGCCTTGTTGGCCTTGGTTTCCAGCGCTGACAGCAGGCCACTCACGCCGGCAAGCGGGATCCCGGTCAGCCCTGCGCCATTACCGTGCAGCACGCCTCCAATGACCACACCGCCGCCATTCCTCAAAACCTGCACGGCCCAGTTGCCTTGGTCATTGACCATGCCGAAGCCGTTGCCGTCGTGATAAACCCAGCCGCGACCGTTGATGCCGATCACGAGGTTGGAAACGCTTTCAATCGCTCCGGTCATTGAGCCACCGGATAGCGCCAATTTTCCGGCCAGTGCTGCGATCAGACCAGGAATGCCAGACATGGGCACATTGCTGAGCCCGCCGCCGTCGCCACGCAGCTCCCCTGTGAAGTCGATATAGCCTTCGTTGGAGATCCTGAGCGCCCATTGGCCGAGCTTGTCCAGCAGTCCGAAGCTGGTGCCGTCGTTGTAGAGATGGCCGACCACCGCGCCGCTGGCATTGAGGGCACGAATGATCGAGTTGGCACGGCTGTCGATGTTGCCGGTCATTGTGCCGCCGGCCAGACCCAGCTTCTGCGCCAGGGCGTTGAGCATGGTGGTGGCGAAGTTGGGGTCGTCACCCAGGGCTTTGGCCAGCTCGCGCAGTGTGTTGAGGGACTCCGGCGATGAGTCGATGACCGCCGAAATGGCGCGCATGACGAATTCGGTATTCGCTGCCTGCTGGTTGCTGACAGCCAGCGGGGCCGTGGGCACGGTGGGGGTGCCAGTGAGGGCCGCGTTGTTGATGGGGGCAGCGCCGAGCACCTGGCGTGCGGCGGCGCCATCGGTTGCGGCCAACAGCAGCCTGGCGAAGGCGGTGAAGTCGGTGATGTTGAAGCTGTCCGCCCCGGTGGCGTAGATGAGTTTGTCCGCCAGGACATTGAGGGCGCCGAGCGCGGTCAGGGTGGCGTCGAGCGGCTGCTTGCCGGCCAGGGCTTTGCTGACGGTTTGGGAAAAGGTGATGTCGTTGCCGATGGCGTCGAACAGGCGCTTGCCTTGCAATGCGGTGAGCGCTTTGGTGCGGCTTGAGCTGGTGAGGCTGTCCTCGAGCATGACCACGCCGGCGACCGAGGTGGTGGCCGGGGGATTGATGAACGCAACGTCGCCGAACTGGATGGCGGCCGTGCCCAGCGATTCGAGAATGATGTCGGTGGCCAGCAGCAAGGTGGAGGCGGGCGCTTTCTGGATGATCCAGCCCTCGGGCGGCAGGTGAGAGTAGACGGCGAGCAGGGTGCCCTTGTCGGTGATGAGGCCGAATTCGCCGACGTTGTAGGTGTCGGTCGATTCATCCAGGGCGACGACGTGCAAGGTGTCATCCGCCACGGCCTGGCCTGCGATGCTGGATACGCGCTTCACCTCGGCCTGCAGCGCGGTTTGACCCTTGGTGGGTGTATAGCGAGCGGTGCCGAACGCAACGGCCACGATGGTGACTTTGTTGGTACCGGTGTTTTCGGCGGCGATGATTTCGGCCCGGCCGGCGTTGGTGATGGTGACTTGTAGTGCCATTAGGGGGCCTCGGTGCATTGGATGCGGCGGTAAATGACGGGGCGTGCTGCCCCGGCTAGGCCCAGGCCGCCAGACGCAGCCAGGCCCAGGGTGAACGAGAAGTGCGAGCGAACGGGCTTGGTGCGCTCAAGCTCGGCGATAACGTCGTTCTGGTATTCGATGGTTTTGGGCACGCCGCTGCCGAGCGTGAGGGTGACGTCGAAGGTATGGGGTTCGCCCATGGGCTCGGTTTGCCACCATTCGCGCAGTGCCAGGCTCGAGCCGAAACTACGGACAACATCGCGCACGGACTTGGCGGTGCCCTTGCGGCGCTGGATCTCGACAGCCATGCGAATGCGCGACCGTTTGATGGATTCGGGCCAGTAGGGCTGCCAGCCGTCGAGCGAGAGCGTCCAGGCGAGCCAGGGCAGCAGCGCCGCGGGGCAGGTGTCGGGGTTCCACAGCTCACGCAGCGGCACGGCCACGGTGGCAGAGCGCGCCTGCAGCTGCTCGACCGCGCGCTCCAGTGCGGTGGCATTTGGCGGCAGCAGACTGGGCAGCTTATTCATCGAGGCCACCGTCGGTCAGCTCGATAGCCGTGCAGAACGTCGCGCCCTGGCGGCTGACCACGATGTTGGCAGCAGGGCTCTGCAGTTCGACGCGCTGGACGCCGGGCTGGTGTAGTGCAGCGTGCAGGCCGGAAATGGTCACGTCGCGGCCCAGGCGATGTTGAGCGGCGGCATAGGCCGTTACGGCAGCCCTGGCGTTGCCCATGACCACTTCGCGGTCAGGCCCGGCGTAGAAGTACAGGCGGGCGTTGATGGCGTAGTCGGTGATGGCGGCTGCTTGCACCTGGACGAAGTCCGTAAGGGGGCGTACCGACTCGTCCGTCAGCGCGCTGTTGACGGTGGCGAGCAGCTCGGCGCTGGGCACACCAGCGCCGGCGCGCGATAGCACGGTGACCAGAACAACACCTGGGGTGGGGCTGATGGCGGATGCGTCGAGTACTTCGCCGCTCGCGCTTAGGGCGTGAAAGACGTAAGCACCCTCGGGCCCGGCGGTGCTCAGGCCTTCGAGTGAGAGCTGGATGCGGTAGCGCAGCTCGCTGTCGCTCTCATACTGAGGCGGCACAGGCGGGAAGGCGGTCGGGTCGCCGGGGGCTGTGACCAGGCGCTCGACGCCGAACAGGGCGCCGAGGTTTTCCAGATCCTCGCCCAGGGCGTAAGGCAGCATGACGGCCTTGGCTGCTTCGTTGATGCGCTGGCGTAGCAGCAGCTCGCGGTAGGCGAAGACCTCGATCAGCTTGATGGCTGGGTCGGACTCGAGGAACTGGTCCATGGCCGGGTAGCGCTCGGCAAATTCGGCGAGCAGCTCGCCGAGGATCTGCTCGTAGTCCAGCGCCTCGACCACGTTGGGCGCTGGAACGCGGGAGAGGTCGATAGCGGTGAAGCTCATGTGGCGGCCCCCATGGCGAGCGGAATTTGCAGGTTGTAGGTCTGGTTGCCGTCGATGGGCGTGCCTTCCAGATCGATGACGATTGCCCCGGGTGTTTCGCCCAGGGCGATGCTGACGTGGGTGAGGCGCACGCGCGGTTCCCAGCGCATGAGGGCCATGGCGGTGGCGGCGTAGCAGAGCATGCGGGTGTGGGCGTTGAAGGGCTGGTCGATCAGAAAGGGCAGGTTGCTGCCGTATTCACGGCGCATGACACGCGAGCCGATTGGAGTGGTGAGGATGTCGGCGATTGACTGGCGCAGGTGTTCGAGGCCTTCCAAGGCTGCGCCGGTGGTGCGTGATAGGCCGGCCATGGTCAGCCCCCTGCGAACACGTTGGGGCTGCCGACGGCGACACTGGAGCCACACGCCACGGGGTCGCCTACGCGGCCGAGCTGCTTGCCGTTGACGAAGACGGTACCGCTGCCGCTGGCCAGGCTGCTGGCATGGGTTTGCGGGATGCTGGGGCAGGTGTGGGGTGCCCAGGCGTCACCCTGGCGGTGGGCGGGGATGCCGTTGATATTCACGTTGGGGCTTGCCGCGGTGTTGGCGCGCGGTGGCCAGCAGCCGTGGCCGGTGCAGGTGTCGCCGAGGCGGGCAATGGCAGGCATGGGCGGCCTCAGTTCAGGTCGATACGGCTGCCGTTGATGCTGACGGCGCCGGAACATTGGATAGACAGGCTGGCGGCCTGGATGCTGACGTGCCCGCTGACCTTGAGCGTATATGCACCTGTTTCGGCGTTGTGCTCGACGTAATCACCGTTGGCCCATTCCACGCGGTGAACGGCTGGGTCGCTGCTCTTGGCAGGGTTGACCTCGGAGTAGATGCCGGCCAGGACGATGCCGACAGCCGGGTCGCCACTTAGGCAGAACACCACGCACTGTTCGCCGACGCTGACTGGATCCCACTCACTGGTGCTACCGGCGCGGCGGGAGAAGAACGGCAGCCAATTGGTGGTGATGCCGCCGGTGGTGACACGGCAACGCGACTTTTCATGGTCGACTTCGGCAATGGTGCCGAAGCGGATCATGTTTTCGAGGCGGCGGACGATGTCGGCGATATTCATGGGGCCGATGCTGACGGCCACGCGCGCGCAGGGCACGCGGTTGGCGTTGTAGGCAGGGTGGCTACAACGGCCGGTCAGCGGGTGAGGTGTTCGAGCAGCTGGTCGCGGATGCTGTCCAGCTCGGCAGGGGTGAAACCGAGCAGCTCGCGGCGTTCGTACTGGACATCGCGCTGGCCTCGTTCGGGGCGGTCTTTCAGGCCGTACTGGTGAATGCGGGCGATGCGAGCGGTGCGGCCGAGGAAGCCAATGGCGATGGCGTTTGGGTTGCTCTGCATCTTGAGCAGTTTGGCTGTGCGCAGTTTGGTGAACATGCGGCGGCGGATACGGCCCTTTTTGCCTCGTAGGGCCTTCTGGCTCCTGCGTGGTGCGAAGGGGGTGCCGTCCGGGTTCTGCTGCTGGGCAATGCGCTGCTGCTGGCTGCGGCGCAGGTTGCGGGCTATGCCTTGGTTGAGCTGACGGCGCTCGGTGGGGCTGAGCTTGGCCAGCAGGCCGCCGGCCCAATCTTCCAGGGCGTTGAGGTCAGCCACGACGGGGCGCCGGGTGTGGGGTTTCGATATCGACGCCGACCGGCTGGCCGCTTGGCCACTGGGCCAGCACCTGGCCTTCGCCGATCAGCTGCACCGTGGTTTGCGGCAGGTGCGGGGTGAGCTGTGGCTCGTCTGGGTGGCTGATATGCAGGGTGCCGTCCTCCTGCCGCTTGACGATGATGCGCTCGGTCAGCGGCAGGGTGAGGGACAGGTCGACGGTGGCGCCGTCAAGCACGTCGACTTCGAACTGGATTCCTTCTTTGCTCTTCTGCAGGTTGGTGAGCAGCTCGGATTGGTTGACCAGCAGCCAGGCGAGCAGGGGCACGCTGACGGCATCCGGCGTGCCGGGAAAGTCGGTGATGATGACGTTGAGCTGGTACTCGTATTCAAACGACAGGCCGGGAGCGCTGGTTGCGCGGATTTTGCCGCCGTCGACGAACACCATCAGGCGGTCGGGGTTGTGTTGCAGGTCTGGGATGCTGGCGAGCAGGTGCGCGCGCAAGCTGTTGGGCTTCTTCACGGCTCGGGCCTCTGCTGGTTGTGCTCGTACACAGCATCGACCTGGGCAGCGCAATCGGCCCAGGCGGCGAGCAGGGCGTCGTTGTCGTCGCTGAGCTCGCCGTTAGCGATCGGCGCCGCCGGCGGCAGGTTGCAGCGTGTTACGACTGGACAGGAATGCACGGTAACCAGCGGTTCCGGTGATGGCGGGGCGCTGGTGCAGGCGGCGAGTGAGAGCAGGCAGAGGCTGAGCAGCCCAGTTCTGTGCAGGCGGGTCATTGCGGACGGTCTCCTTTTTTAGCATCTGGTGCACGGCGTTGGCCTGCTGCAGGTCGGCGCGGGTGTTCTGCAGGCTCTGCTGGGCCAGGCGCTGGGCGGCGATGTCCGCGCCCAGGGTGATGATGGTCTGGGCTTGGCGGGCGCTGCGCTGTTCGAGAGTGGCAATGCGCCCGGCGTCGGCCTTGGCGCGGGCCTGGGCGGCCTGGCTCTGCTGGTAGCTGCCCCAAATGAGCAGGGCGATGGCGACTAGCAGGGCGAGGCCATAGGCGGCCTGGCGCAAGGTGCTCACGCGGCCGCCTGCTGGCCGCAGCCACAGCCGGCGTGCCGCTCGTAGGCCCGCTGGAGCTTCACGTCGTAGAGGTTACGGGCGTAGCTGGGGCCGTTGTAGGTGGCGGCGAAGTCCTTCCACTTGCGGGCCTTCAGGGCCTTGTGCAGCACGGGGTCGGCCTCGATGAACGCCACGAAGGCGTCGAACTGGGCGTTTTCATCCTGCGCCATGGCCGCGGCGAAGGCTTGCACGTTGTGGTAGCCGAGGCGGGTGGCGTGGAAGCCCATGATCTGGAAGGCGCCCCAGCTGGCTGACTCCAGCGCGGCGGTGTCGTCGAGCTGGCGAGCCTGGGCCAGGCGCTGGTGCTCGGCCACGCCGCCCGCGTAACCACCGGGGCGCACGTTGACCAGGTTGGGAAACTCAGTGGCGAGCAGATCCGCGCGGGCCTTGAGCTTGCCGGCTACCTGGTCCGGGCTGCGCGGGGTGCTGAGCTGGCGATGCATGATGTGCCGCTCGTACAGGATGGCGGGCTTGGCGTTGGCCAGGAAGCCAGCGCCGGCGGACTCCACCTCGTTGACGGCGTAGACGGTGGCCAGCTCGACGCCGAGGCGTTCGGCAGCAGCCACCAGGGTGGCGTTGCTGAGCAGCTTGGAACAGTCGGCGCCGGCGAGGGCGGCCAGGGTTTTCGGGCCGGCGGCGCCGTCGACGACCAGACCCACCTTGAGCTGGAAGGCGCGGACGGCGGCCTCGGTCTTGTCGCCGAAGTCGCCGTCCGGGTAGAGCTGGTAGCCGCGGGCGATCAGGGAGCGCTGCAGCTGCTGGACGGCCTGGGAGCGGTCGCCGTGGCGTAGTGTTTGGCTCATAGCGTTTCTACCTTGCGTTCGAAGAAGCGTTTGGCCGCGGCGCGCGTGCCTTCTACGCCAAGCAGGCCGATGGCGCCGCCGAAGAAGGGGGCGGTGGTAGCGGGGATGCCGAGCAGCTCGATGCCATGGCTGGTGGCCATGGCCAGGAAGCCGCACAACGGCGCTTCCAGGGCGACACGGCGCAGGTTCCCGCCGCCGTAGATGATGCGCAGCGCGGCGATGAAGAACGCCAGGCCGCCGCTGTAGATGGCGGGCCAGTTGTGTTCGAGCCAGCTGGCGAGCCAGGCCCAGGTTTCGGGACGGTCAGGCATTTTCATAATTCCTTTGCCCTGCGGTGGTGGTCAGTCCCATAGGGTTACCGCCTGCTGCTCGGGCTGCGGCGCGGCCTCGGGCAGGGTGACGGGGTGGCCTTGTGGAAGGTTGGGGCCCAGGTCGGCGAGACCGGGGTTTGCCTCGAGCACGGTCTCTACGACGCCGGCGGTGCGGCCGTAGTGCCGCCAGCAGAGGGCGTCGAGGGTCTCGTTTTGGTGGGCGCGGAGGATGGCCATCACAGCAGCTCGACGGTGGTACGGCTGACGCCGAGCAGATCGCGGATGGCGAAACGGCTGTCGCGGCGATAGTCGTCGACGGTGGGTTCTTCTTCCTCGGCCTTGGCGGCGCCGCTGTTGGTGGCGTCGAAGCTACGGTAGCGCTCGGCTACCTCGGCACTGGCGGCGCTGTAGACGGCGCGCTCGTAGAGAATGGTGAGGACGTTGCGCTCGGCGATCTGGTCGGCGGGCACGGCGTCCAGGTGGGTGTGCCCCTCGGCCTGGTACCGCAGCTTGCGGGTGCTGAGCTCGCGGTTGACGCTGATCATGGCCGCCACCACGGCGGTTTCCAGTCGGCCATTGGTGACGCTGCTGGCGATGCGCTGGGCGTCGCGCAGGTCGGCAAGCTCGATGTCCGGCCAGAAGCCGTCGTTGCTGAGAGTGAGCGGCGCTGCAACGCCACCCGCTATGAATGCGCTCATGGTCAGGGCCTCAAGTCGGCGGTGGTCGGGGCTTCACAGGGCAGGGAAGGAGGCACCCTGTCTGATCCACCCCGAGCCGCCGGGCGCGTGGGGACGCTCGGTTAGCCGGTGGTGCCGGCGTGTTTCTTCAGGAGGCGCTCGACGCGTTCCAGATCCTTTTTGCCGCCGCAGTTGGTGTGCAGCTCGATAGCGCGGGCCAGGTCCTGCTTGGCCATGAGCAGCAGGGGCAAGGCGTCGGGCGCTTCGGCGTCGTCCGGCACCAGGGCGGATGCTGCTTTGCCGATGGCCAGGTGGAGCTTGGCGCGGGCTTCGTCGGGCATGTCTTCGTTGGCGGTAGCCGCCTCGGTGCGAAGCAGCAGCTCCAGGTCAAACGAGCCGCTGGCCTTCTGAAGCTTGATGGCGACGTTGGCGATTTCCTCGGCTACGACGCAGCCCAGGGAACGCTCGAACTTGTCGGGCATCTTGAGGCCGTAGGGCAGCGCGTATTCGGCGATGTCCAGGGCGCCGGCGTAGTCGCCCACGTCGATGCGCCACAGCATGATGGTGGTGAGCACGTCGTCCTGGGCGCCCTTGCCAGCGCTGAGCACGCCCTCGACGTAGGGGGCATAGTCCGGCAGCAGCTTGCGCTTGGTGTCGGCTTTGCCTTCCTGGCTCTGGATTTTCTTCAGCTGCTGTTTGTGCTGGTGGAGTTGGGCCTGGTAAAGCTCGTAGACGCTGGCACCGGCCATGGTGATGGCCGGGCCTACCGCTGCTGCCTGGACAGCTGCGCGTTTGCGCAGCTGGGTGCGTTGGGCGAGGGTCAGTGCCATGGCTTAGCCCTCAGCGGCTTCTGCGGCGGGCTCATCGTCCGGCTCTGGGGCTCGCTCGATGTTCTCCACCAGGGCAACCAGGCCGAAGTCTTCAACGACGTAGGCCTCGTTGACCGATTGGTAGTCGGCAATGCGGTCGTAGTCCGGCTCGTCGCGGACGAGGCGGCGACGGGTTTTCTCCTGCCAGTAGATGGACAGGTTGGCCAGGGTGGTGATGAGAATGGTGCCTTCTGGGAAGAAGGGCGCATCCACGATGGGCAAACCACCCAGGCGAGCGCGACTGACCACTTCCTGGGCCGCATTCTCTTCGACGTTGGAATCGCCACCCTTCTCGACAGCCTTGAGCAGCTTGGCGTGCAGCAAGCCGCGAGACACCAGTACCACCAGGTCGGGATGGTTGCGGTGCCAAGGTTCAAGGAGCTGCACAGCATCGAAGACGATGCCATCCAGCGTTTTGTAGTCACCGCCTTTGCCTACGACGATCTTGCCGCTGCCGGCGACGCCTTCTTCGAGCACGCGATCTGGCGCCTTGGTGCGGATTTTCTCCAGCCAGCCGATGTTGACGTCCTCGAGCATCGGGTTGGCTTCGATGTCCGTGTCCACGGCTACTTCCTTGCCATGGAAACCGATGGTGATGCGATCCAGGCCCTGGCGGGTGACGATGGCATTGCTCAGGCGCACCTGGAAGTCGGGGAATTTGGCCCACTGATCTACGGTGGCGTAGAGGAACGAGGTGTCGAAGTTGGTCTGTACGCAGGCGTAGCTGTCTTTGGTCAGCTTGTGGCGCTCGCCAGGGTTACGACGCTTTCCGCCTTTGGTATTGGTGCGGCTGGCTACCGGGCCATTCACGCCGATCTGCAGCGCTTCGCCGGTTTGCTCGTCAACGCCGATGATGTTGATGCGGCCGAGCAGAGCGTTCGACTCTTGGATAGCAGTCTCCAGCTTCTGATGGACGCTGGGTTCGACGTTGAACTTCTCGGTTGCATCGTCGGCACCGTTGAGCTTGGCAACTTGGGACTGATAGGCCCGGAAGGCCTGGCGGGTTTCTTTACGCATGGTGTTGCTCCGAAGCTGGGTGTGTTGATCAGAACTGGGCCAGTTGCTGCTTACCGGCGGCACCGGTTACCGGCGGGCGCTGGCTGTGCTGCTGGTCAGGGGTTTGTTCCAGGCGCTTGAGCAGTTCGGCGAACTCGCCGGCCAATTTGGTGTGGGCGGCCTGGAGCTTTTCGTGGGCGGCGGTGGCAGTGGCGAAGGCTTCGGCCTGTTTGGCACCGTGCTCGGCGAGGTCGCCGATCATTTCGCCCAGCTCGGCGAAGTGGGCAGCGTCCTTGCCTTCCTTGTCCTTGTTCAGTTTCAACAGCTCAGTCATGCGCCCCTTGAGGGCTGCGAACATGCTGGGGGTGTCGTCGATCTCATCGAAGTCGAGGGCTGTTTCGGCTGCGGCGGTGAACAGGTTGTCCGCATGCTGTTTGCGGCTGGCCAGGGTGCCGTGCTGGGCGCTGAAACTCAGGGCCTCAGTGCCCAGGCTGGCCGGGGTGTCGGTGACGGCCAGGCCGACCAGATACGCCTTGCCGGTGTCAGCGAACTCAGGCTGGACCTCGATTGAGGTGTAGATCTTCTGGCCCTTCTTGTTGAGGGCGATCAGCGCATCGTTGGGTTGCAGCTGGGCAAACAGGCCGAGCTTCTTCTCGCCATTGAGCTCGACCTCTTCGGCCTTCAGGGCGACCACGTCGCCATAGGCGCCGAACTCGCTGCCAGGAAAGGACGACTTGATGTGCTCGCAGTTGATGCGGGCGCCGTAGGTGGAAGGGCTGTACTGAGCAGCCATCTGTTGAATCCAGGTGCGCTCGATCTTGCGGCCATCGGTGGTGGCGCCTTCAGTGGCGATGCGAGTCCATTTGGAGCGGAATTTCTTGGCGGTGGCGGACATGCTTGGGAATCCTCGGTGCGGGTTTCGCGTTGAGGGCATGGTCGGCAGTGGGCGAGGCGGCGGCAACGACGTGAGGTTGTAGAGCGGCGCGCTACAACGCCCGCCGGTAGGGGCTTACGCGCGCGGGCGGCAGCATCGGCGCCATGAACACTACCGCCCCCTACCAGCCGACCACCGACTCCCGCCGCCAGGCCAAATTTCTGTACTGGACGGGTTGGCGCATCACCGATATCGCTGACTACCTGGGCGAGAAGGAAAAGACCGTCCACAGCTGGAAGACCAGGGACGAATGGGACAGGGCCGATAACGTCGAGCGCATCGGCGGGGCGCTGGAAGCGCGGCTGGTGCAGCTGATCCTGAAAGAGGGGAAGACGGGCGGCGATTTCAAGGAAATCGATCTGCTGCACCGGCAACTGGAGCGGCAAGCGCGCATCCAACGCTTCCAGGATGGCGGCACCGAGGGTGAGCTCAACCCGAACCTAGCCAAGCGCAACGAAGGACCCAAAAAACAGGCGGTTCGCAACGAGCTGAGCGAAGAGCAGATCGAGACGTTGGTCGAGGCGTTCAAGGATGGGTGCTTCGACTACCAGCTGGACTGGTACCGCGCTGGCAACCAGCGCACACGGATGTTGCTCAAGTCGCGCCAGATCGGCGCCACTTACTACTTCGCGCGGGAAGCGTTGATCGACGCGATCACGACCGGGCGTAACCAGATCTTCCTATCGGCCAGCAAGGCGCAGGCGCACCAGTTCAAGAACTACATGCAGTCGTTCATGAACGAGGTGCTGGGGGTGAAGCTGACGGGCGACCCCATCGTGTTGTGGAACAACGCCGAGCTGCACTTCCTGGGCACGAACTTTCGCACCGCCCAGGGGCGCAGCGGCAATTTCTACTTCGACGAATTCTTCTGGGTGCACGGCTTCGTGGAAATCAACAAGGTCGCCTCGGGCATGGCGCTGCATAAGCACTGGCGCAAGACGTACTTTTCGACGCCCTCGAGCATGGCCCACCCGGCGTACGTCTACTGGACGGGCGAGCGGCACAACAAGGGCAAGCCCACGGCCCAGCACCTGAACATCGATGTGAGCCACGACGCACTGCAGCAGGGGCGCCGCTGCGAGGACGGGATCTGGCGGCAGATCGTGACCATCCTTGACGCCGAGGCACGGGGCTGCAATCTGTTCGACCTGGAAGAACTGCGCCTCGAGTACGACGCCCAGGCCTTTGAAAACCTGCTGATGTGCCAGTTCGTCAACGATGGCGACAGCATCTTCCCGCTGACGATGCTGCAGCCGTGCATGGTCGACAGCTGGGAAGTGTGGGAGGACTACAAGCCGTTCGCGCCGCGACCGCTCGGCGAGCGTCAGGTGTGGGTGGGCTACGACCCTGCCGAGACCGGCGACACGGCCGGCCTGGTGGTGGTGGCGCCGCCGCTGGTGCCGGGCGGCAAGTTCCGGTTGGTCGAAAAGCACCAGTTCCGCGGCATGGATTTCGAAGCCCAGGCGCGGACGATTCAGCAGATCACCCAGCGCTTCTGGGTGACCTATATCGGCATCGATACCACCGGCATGGGCGCCGGTGTGGCGCAGCTGGTGAAGCAGTTCTTCCCCGGCCTGCGCACGTTCAGCTACAGCCCGGAGGTGAAAACCCGCCTGGTGATGAAGGCCTGGGACGTTATCCGCAAGGGGCGCTTCGAGTTCGACGCCGGCTGGACGGACGTCGCTCAGGCGCTGATGGCCATCCGCAAAACCATGACGCCCAGCGGGCGCCAATTCACCTACACGGCCGGGCGCAGTGATGCGACCGGGCATGCCGACCTGGCGTGGGCGCTGTTCCACGCGTTGATCAATGAGCCGCTGGAAGGGCAGACCACCAGCAATACGGCCATCATGGAGTTCAGCTGATGAGCGATAACCTAAGGGCGCAGGCCCAGCAATTGAGTGGCCAGGGCGCGCGCGCTGAGGCGTTTACGTTCGGCGACCCGGTGCCGGTGCTCGATGGCCGGGAGATCCTGGATTACCTGGAGTGTTGGGCCAATGGGCGGTGGTACGAGCCGCCTATGTCGCTGGACGGCCTGGCCCGGTCGACCAGGGCGAGCGTCTACCTGCAGTCCGGACTGAATTTCCGCCGCAACATGCTGGTGCGCACCTTCAAGCCGCACCGGCTGCTGAGCCGGCAGGCGTTCGAGCAGTTCGCCACGGACTGGGGCACCTTCGGCAATGCCTACCTGGAGAAGCAAGACAACATGCTGCGCAGCACGCTGGGGCTCCGGCCGGTGCTGGCGAAGTACATGCGGCGCGGTACCGACCTGGACCAGTATTACCAGGTGCGCGGCTGGAAGGATGAGCACGAGTTTCGGCGTGGCACGGTGTGCCATGTGCGCGAGGCCGACATCAATCAGGAAATCTACGGCCTGCCCGAGTGGCTGGCGGCGCTGCAGAGTGCGCTACTGAATGAATCGGCCACGCTGTTCCGGCGCAAGTACTACCAGAACGGGTCGCACGCGGGCTTCATCCTGTACATGACGGACGCGGTGCAGGACGAGTCGTTCGTCACCGATCTGCGCCAGGCCATGAAGGACAGCAAAGGGCCGGGCAACTTCCGCAACCTGTTCATGTACGCACCTGGTGGGAAGAAGGAGGGCATCCAGCTTATTCCGATCAGCGAGGTGTCGGCGAAGGATGACTTCGCCGCCATCAAGAACATCAGCCGCGACGACCTGCTGGCGGCGCTGCGCATTCCGCCGCAGCTAATGGGAATCGTGCCGCAGAACGCCGGCGGCTTCGGCTCGATCAGGGATGCCGCCGAGGTGTGGGCGATGAACGAGCTGGAACCGATCCAAGCCAGGCTGCTGCAGGTGAATGAGTGGCTGGGGGAGGAGGTGGTGCGGTTTGCAGAATTTTCAATCAATCCCATGACATGAGGAGATTTCAAGGTCTGATACCCTTGCGTTTCGGTTTTATAAAGTGAGGAAGTTTTGCTATGGACGGTCTTCAATTCACATCGATCTGCAAGCATAACTGCCTAATTATTTTTGATGCGCTTTCTCCAGGGGAACTTCAGACGGGAAAGCATCTTTATTCAAATGTCCAAGACCATGCGTTTGCTATTGACCGCCAGGGATATTGCACTCGGTATGAGATTTCGAGTCGGTCTGTTTTATATGCTCGGATTATGCAGGTCCTACAAGAATGTAAAGCTGGTGTCTCTAAGCCAGTTTTGCATTTTGAGGGCCACGGCGACGCTGCTAGAGGGTTATATATAGCAGCCTCATCTGAGTATATTGCGTGGGCTGACCTTCAAGATCTAATTGCAGAAGTGAATGAAGCAACTCGCAACAATACAGGAGTCGTGGTGGCTGCGTGTCACGGATTTGCATTGGCCGAGAGGCTGCAATGTAATACTGCAAGCCCATTCAATTTTTTGATTGCCCCTGACAATGAAATGTCAGCAGGGGCTTTTCGCGACACAATGAGCGGCTTTTACAAGATCATGGCGGTGTCGGGCGATCTCGCTAGCGGGCTGCAAGTGTTGCCTCCCACCATGCAGCTTCGGGTTGCGGGAGAATGGTTTTATCGTGAGCTAGCGGCCTATTTTATCCATCATTTTACGCAGGCGGATCGCCAAGTAATCATAGAGGAAGCGGTCACTCAGGTGATGCTGAGATATAAAGCTATAGATAGAAATAATAGACGAATTCTTATCAAGGCCGCGCGTGCTAGTGTAAGGAAAAAGTTGAAATTCTCAGATATTGCTAGGTACTTTTCTCAAATATTCTTTCATGGATCTCCCCCGGTCACTGATGCCGATTTTACGGCGTTCGTCGACGGCGCTAAAACTTTCCACTCTGCGCGTCAGGCTCTACGTCGAATCAGGTAACAGGCGCCACTTTTGCTGTATCCACTACGAGACGATCACCTAGAGTGATCCTGATCTACATCCAACGCTTTAATCATGATTGGCATCTTGCCTTGCCTTGCCCGCGACTTCTCTAGCGCCCTCCCGTTCTCCTTATAACGCGTCGCGATGAATCACCGCTTCACGGCCTCACTTATCTCAGAACCTCCCAAGCACCCACGACGGGCAGCTTTGTGCTTTTCCTGAACTGGCGCGCGCAGTCGTCCCCCCACCACACCTGGCCGCTAAATGGGTCGCTTTTTCTGCAGCCCTGCGGAGGCCTCTACGCGGCCCTGATTGGGGGCTGGCTGAGGCGTTTGGAAGTGAGGAATGCCTGCGTATCCCTGCACGGAAGCCTGCTTTTAACGGCCTGTCAGGGGGCTTGATAGCCGGTGGGATTTCAGAGGCGGTTTCGGGAAAGGGTAATTTCGGTAATCGCCCTGTGAAACATTGCTGCAGCCCGCATGGTTACTGGGGTTGAGCGGTTACCTACTGAGGTAATTCGAGGTAATCAGAAAGGTAATTTTTCTCTAACTTGCTGATTTTATTGAGTTTTCTTTTCACAAAAAATCACCATCCAGAGAGGTAACGAAATCACCTGATGGTTACCCTATTATTACCTTCAAGAAAGCTTTCTAAACCATTGATAGGAAAGGGCTTTGCGTCATCGGTATGGAAAAATTACCGAAATTACCTTTTTCCCAGCCCTGAACATAAATTCAGAGCATGGCTAGGGGGGTAGCGCTTGCTGAAGTGGTCCACGCACTCGCCTTGTTACGTGGCTTGTTACGTGGAAGGCCTTCAAACGAAGGCCCGCATCGCTGCAGGCCTTGTTTTGTATGGTGCCGGCACCAGGAGTCGAACCCGGGACCTACTGATTACAAGTCAGTTGCTCTACCAGCTGAGCTATACCGGCATTTAGGGGCCGCCATTATAGCCATTGGCAAACCCTTGTAAACCGGCTTATAGCTTGTTTTGCTTAAATTTTTGTCCGTTTGCCGCTGTTGCGCGGACGAATTCTTCAGGGCGGAATCTGCCAACGAATCAGGCTTTGATGCCTTTTGTCGACCTCACCACATTCGGCGCGTCGAGGCTGCCGCGAAGCGGGCACAGCAACCAGCAGCCGGACGTTGGGGAGGCGTCAGGCTTCGATCCTGAAGTCGGCTTGCAGAGCACGCCAGTGGGTTTGCAGGGCCTGCTTGTGCGGCTCAGCCATCGGGCTCGCCGCGAGCGCCTGTGGCCACAGCGAACGGGCTGCATTGATTGACTGCCTGAGGCTGTAGTTGATCGGTGATTTCGGCAATTCTGCCCAGGCCATGAAGTGCTCCATGGTTACGTCGTACCAGGGTCTGGTGCCTGCCATCGATAAGCCGAAATCATGCTCGTCTCCCATGTATGTCCTCGTGAAGAGGATGTCATAGGCCGGTGACAGAGAGGGCCCTTCAGCTCCCGTTGCTTGTGGCGCTGTCTGATTTGTTCAAGAAGGGTCGTTCTCATCGAGTATTTCCAGCGGCAACATGAATCGCCCCTAGTTTCGTAGACACCTCCAAGCCTCATAATGAGGCCCACTAGGAGGTGCCATGAGCAACCAGCGTTACCCCGAAGAATTCAAAATCGAAGCGGTCAAGCAAGTGACCGAGCGTGGCCTTCCTGTAGCCGAAGTGGCAGCGCGGTTAGGTATGTCGGTGCACAGCCTGTATGCCTGGATCAAGCGCTACAGCAAGCCCCAGGAAAAGCGGCAGCAAGAGAACGATCAGCAGGCCGAACTGCGTCGTCTGCGTGCTGAACTCAAGCGAGTGACCGAAGAGCGAGACATCCTAAAAAAGGCCGCCGCGTACTTTGCCAAGGAGTCCGGCTGA